CTTGTCAAATGCCTGTTGAGGTCATGAAAAATATCGTAGGTGTACTTCCTAAAAACTCCGTAATAGTTGATCCTTTCATGGGTAGCGGAACAACTGGTGTTGCTTGTGAAGAATTAGGGTATAATTTTATCGGAGTTGAAATTGATACAGAATATTTCAATATAGCAAAAGAAAGATTGAAGAACATTTCAGTCGAAAAAAATCATGAGTGAAAAAGGGTATAAAAACCCTTTTTTTTCGTCATAATTAGGGTATAATTAACCTTGTGGAAGATGGCAAAAAATGTTAGAAAAGGAGGGCAAAAAATGGTATTTTCTAATAAAACATATGACATTCTAAAATGGGTGGCACTTGTTGGAACAAACGCATTTTCGGTGTTAATTATCACGCTCGGAAAAATCTGGGGATGGGATTGTGCAGAAGCGATTGCAGGAACTATTTCGGCAGTTGGTACTTGCATTGGTGCATGTTTACAGATAAGCTCAGCAAATTATAAAAGGGGTGAATAAATGACTCCTGAAACAAGCGTAAGCATCGCATTACTTATTTCTTTGACATCGCTTGCATGTACGCTGATAAATACTTTTGCAGGTGGCAAAAAACGTCAGGAAGAACAGGCAGAGCGAGAAAAGAATAGGCAGATGGATATCGAAAAAAATTTTGTGAAAATCAACGTGAAACTTGACGAATTCTATGATACGTCAAAGAAAATTATGGCGGAAAATGGCGAAAAGACTGAGCAGTTGAAAAAGGTATCAGAACAACTCGTTCTTGTTTCGGAACGTGTAAAAACACTATTTAAGTACAAGGATGAGCACGAAGAAAGGATTAAAGAACTTGAAGACAAGGTTAAATAAGGAGGGATAAAAAATGTACGGTATTGATATTTCAAAACACAACGGCAATATTAATTTAGAGCCATATAAAGGACAGTTTGTCATTATTAGAGTTGGATATGGACATTTTCATTTAGACGAAAAATTTGAAAGAAATGTGAACGAGTGTAAACGTTTAGGTATTCCATTTGGGGTATATCATTATTCATACGCACTGAATGAGGCAGAAGCAGAAGCAGAAGCAAGAGGAGTGCTAAATGCAATTGCAAAATACAAGAACGACATCAAGGTTGGTGTATGGTTCGATATGGAAGATGCAGACGGCTATAAGAGAAAGCACGGCTTCAAGTTCTCTAATTCAACAATTGCGCCAATCTGCTATAAATTCTGCAAGATGATTGAGGATGCAGGATATTATTCTGGCATTTACACTTCTAGCTCATGGCTTGACTATGTAAAAGGTTTAAATGATAGATTTGATAAATGGATTGCAAATTGGGGCAAGAATGATGGAACACAGCACACAAACACTTCACAATATGGCACATTACAGCAGTACACTTCTAAACCATTAGACAAAAATGTAATGTATGCAGACCTTTCAAGATATTCAAGAGGTAACACAACACAACCTCAGCCAAAACCAATTGATCAGATTGCTAATGAAGTAATTGCAGGGCAATGGGGTGATGGAGCTGACAGAAAGAAACGCTTAACCGATGCAGGATATGATTACAATGCTGTTCAGAATGCAGTGAATGCAAAGCTGAAAAAGAAATCTAATGAAGAGATTGCACAGGAAGTCATTGCAGGAAAATGGGGCAGTGGTGATGATCGCAAGAACAGACTGGAACACGCAGGATATGACTATAACGCAGTTCAAAAGCGTGTAAATGAATTGTGCGGTGCAAAGAAACCAACAACGGTTTATCATATAGTGAAATCAGGCGAAACATTAAGTGGTATTGCTTCTAAATACGGAACAACATATCAGAAGTTAGCAAAGATGAATGGCATTGCTAATCCGAACAAGATTTATACTGGACAGCGTTTAAGAGTGAAGTAATGGCACAAGGATATTATTCATGTAGTAGATGTGGGAAGATACATCCGAAAGGGTATGTCTGCAAGGTAGAGAAGAAGCACTACAAGTACAGCTACAAAGAGTCAAGGTTGAGAAGCAAGAGCGTGTGGACAGAGAAGAGCAGACAGATTAGAGAGGATGCAAACTATCTATGTGAAGTATGCAAGGACAAAGGTATTTACAACTACAGAAATGTAGAAGTACATCACATAGAGAAGCTGAAAGACAATCCAGACCTATGGTTGGATGATGATAACCTTATCTGTTTATGCAAAGACTGTCACAGGTTAGCTGATGCAGGAATGATTGACAAAGAGTATTTAAAGAAGTTAGCTATGCAGAGAATAGACAGGATTAAATAATCCCCCCATGGCAATGGGGACTGTCTGGTGTGTCTTCAAGATGAAACGCCCAAAGGAATGAACACAAAATTAAAAAAATCTTATGGTTTTTTGGAAAAACGGCAAATTTCACGCTATAATGTGGATATGGCCGTTTTTATGTTTCAAAAAGAAACAAAAACAGCGAAAAATGTTCCACGTGGAACATTGAGGAAGGGAGAGAGCATATGCGAAAAGACTTTGCGTGTATCGTAATCTCACATGGCAGACCTGAGTGCAGTACGGTAAAGGTGCTTCGTGAGTGTGGATATACAGGAAAAATCTATATCGTTGTTGATGATGAAGACAAAACGCTACCAGATTATCTTGAAAGGTACGGGGCTGATGTTTATGTATTCCACAAAGAAGAAGACTTCGATACTGGAGACTTGGGTGGCAGTAAGGCATGTGGAGTGTTTGCACGCAACCAATGTTTGAAGGTTGCAGAGAAAAACAAGCTGACTTACTACCTAGAGCTTGACGATGATCTTGAAAATTTTTCGTACAGATATAACGATAACGGGCATTTAAGAGGAATCAAGGCTAGAGAGCTTGACAGGCTGTTTGATGGAATATGCCAATATTTTGATGAAGCACCTGTGCAATGTTTAGGATTCGGAAATGCCGTTGATTATATCGGCGGTGTGCCAACGTTTGAAAGTGGAAAAGCAAACAGGGCTGTAATGAACAGCTTTTTTCTCAGAACGTCAAACAAAATCAAATGGCGAAGCAGATTTTCAGACGACATAATTACGGTTGTCGATGAAGCACAAAAAGGCCATGCAGGATTCAGATTCATTCCTGTTATGAGCACATATGATGTGTGGATCCCAAAGCGAAAATCAAAAAGCAGTGGCGGTAGTATTGAGGACTACGACAAGATAGGCTCTTACAGGTTGAGGTATTACGTCGTTATGTTCCACCCTGATTGCATAAAGCTGAAAGAGTCAGGAGATGGATACGACTGGACTGTAGTATCTGAGAACGCATATCCTAAAATATTAAGCGGGCGATATAAGAAAGGCAGGGCGTAAAAATGGAAAGCAAAAAAATGAATATCGTTTACAAGAAAGTTAAGGACTTGATTCCGTATGAGAACAATCCGAGAAACAATGATGAAGCTGTTGACTATGTAGCAAAAAGCATTGAGGAGTTCGGCTTCAAAGTTCCGTGCGTTGTGAGTGGTGACGGCGTATTGATCACAGGTCATACAAGACTTAAAGCATGTAAGAAGCTAGGCATTGATGAGGTCCCTTGTATTGTGGCTGATGATCTTACTGAAGATCAGATCAAGGCATTCAGAATCGCAGATAACAAAGTATCCGAATACAGCACATGGGACAACACAAAACTTGCTGAAGAACTGAGCGACATTATGATGGATATGACTCAGTTCGGTGATGATCTTTTCAAGGATGATGATACTATGAGCGTTGAGCTTCCAGACGAAGAAAATCCTTACAGCCAGAAGAAACACATTCCACAGTACGAACCGACAGGCGATTTTGTCGATATTATGGACTTGATTGATGATGAGAAAACAAACGAGTTAATCAAGGAAATCAAGGCATCTAATGTTTCTGAAGATCAGAAGAATTTTCTTATCAAAGGGGCATACAGACATCTTAAATTCAATTATTCAAAGATTGCAGACTATTATTCTAATGCTTCTGAAGAAATGCAGATTCTTATGGAGAAATCAGCACTTGTCATTATTGACATTGATAATGCAATCACAAACGGATACGTAAAACTTACAAAGGTGGTACAGGACTTAATCGCTGAAGGTAGGGGCGGTGTAGACGATGAGGAATAGAAACTTTGCTGTATTTATTCTTTCACATGGACGTGCGAACAATATCAAGACAGTTAATATGTTGAAACGTTTTCATTATACAGGCGATTGGTATGTTGTTATAGACAATGAGGATGATCAAGAAGAACTGTACAGAAACGAGTTTGGAGATCACATCATTCAATTTGATAAGCGAGACTATGTAAGCAAAATCGACCTTGGCGATATGGACACAGATAGAAGGGTTGGCGTATTTGCGAGAAACTTTATTCAAGATGAAGCAGAACGTCTTGGCTATGAATGCCACCTACAGCTTGATGATGATTTTTCTGAAATCTCAATCAGATATGCAGATGATGATAAATTACAAAGTATGATGGTCACTGACCTTGATACTGTATTCGATGCGTGCCTTGATTTATTTTTATCAACGCCGTTGACTGCTTTATCATTCGCATTATCAAGTGATTACATTGGTGGTGTTGCTAATGACAGGTTTCAAGCAGGAATGTTCAGAAAAACAATGGGATCGTTTTTCTTAAAAGCAAAAGACAAAGTAAAATTTGTCATGCGTATGAATGATGATATAACATCATGCGTTTTGTATGGTTCACGAGGAAAGCTGTTCTATAGCATTTCGAGCTTGCAGGTGATTACTCCTGCAACTCAGCGTGATGCTGGCGGAATGACTGATATTTATAAAAAGAATGGAACATATAGAAAATCGTTTTACAGTGTTATGTGTTGCCCTTCATTTGTAAAGGTTTCAGCCATGGGAATTACGGACTTCAGGATTCATCACGAAATCAGTTGGAATAATGCCGTGCCGAAACTTCTGTCTGAAAGGTGGTGCAAGCATGAAAGATATTGACTATCTGATTATAGGTGCGGGGCTTAGTGGTTCAGTGATTGCCAGAGAATTGACGGACAAGGGCTATAAATGCGTTATTCTGGAAGAACGTGACAGTGTTGGTGGAAATATTAGAGACAGAGAAATCAGCGGAATAAATGTGCATCTATACGGCCCTCATATATTTAGAACTAATGATATTGATATATGGGATTATGTTAACCGTTTCGCTAGTTTTAACAATTTCATCAATGAACCTATTGCGAATTACAAAGGTGAAATATATAACCTTCCGTTTAACATGAACACATTCTCTAAACTGTGGGGAGTTGTAACACCTGAAGAAGCTAAAAAGAAGATTGAGGAACAGAGAATACCGTGCGAAAATCCTAGAAATCTTGAGGAATATGTGCTTAACCTTGTCGGCACTGATATTTATGATAAATTGATAAAAGGATACACCGAAAAGCAGTGGGGCAAGCCATGCAAGGAACTTGACAAAAGTATTATCAGGCGTATTCCATTGCGTTTCACGTACAACAATAATTATTTCAATGCAAAGTACCAAGGCACTCCAGTTGATGGTTATTCTAAGGCAGTAGAAAGGCTACTAGAAGGCGTTGAAGTTGTGACAGGGTATAAATGTTCATGCTCAAGTAAAGAGTGGCTAAAAAGGGCTAAAAACGTGGTTCTGACAGGTGCTATTGATGAATGGTACGGTTATTGCTTTGGAACATTGGAATATCGTAGTCTGAAATTTGAAACTGAGGAATTGAAGGAAGAAAATCATCAAGGCAATGCTGTCATGAATTATACTGATGCTAGAGTGCCGTACACTAGAGTTATTGAACACAAGCATTTTACAGGAGTGAAGACACCGACAACAATTATTACGAAGGAATACCCGCAGAAATGGGATATCGGGAAAGAGCGATACTATCCGATTGAGGATGAAAAGAACAAAGCACTGTATCAGAAATACAAAGAGCTTGCAAATCGTGATGGATTGATCACAGTTGGAAGGCTTGCAGAATATAAATACTACGATATGGAAGATACAATCAAAAGTGCATTAAAGGCGGTGAGAGAATTATGCGAAAAACAGTAAATGAACAGGCTGAAGAAATATTACAGAAAGCAGAAGCATTTGGAGTTGATAAAAACTTCTTTTTCATTACAACGTTCAGGCGCTACATGGTGCAATTAAAAATCTTAAATGAACTTGAATCGTCAATCAAAAATGACGGCGTGTTGGTTACGAAAGAATATGTGAAAGGAAGAAAAAACGTATATTCACATCCAGCCATTCAGGATTATAACCGAACAACTGACAGTGCAAATAAGACAGTAAGCACGTTAATGAAGATCATTTCGAGATTTTCCAGTGATGATAATTCTGAAGGTGATACTGACCCGTTGCTTCAGCTTATAAATGGCGGTGACGATGATGGCAGTGACGAGCAGTAAGGCTTATGAATATTGCAAAAACTCTGTCAGAAAGAAAACCACACCGAGATACGTCCGAAAACAGATGCGAGACTGGATGAAGATTGCAGAAGGAAAAAACGCAAAGTACTTTGTATCTGAAAAGAAGGTTCAGCAGATTGAAAATATTCTGAAACTGCTTATCATGCCGAAAGGATTGAAAGCAGGACAGTCTATGTATAAGTGCGCCACAGGGTATCAATGGCTAATTTATACAGCCATGCTATGCACTGTATATCGTGACAAACCGAAAAAGCGCAGATACGAGACGGGACTGTTGGAAATTTGCAGAAAGAATTTCAAGGCGTTAAGTCTTGACACTCCAATTCCTACACCTGATGGATGGAAGGAAATGCGTGATATCAGCGTTGGCGACTATGTGTTTGGCAAAAATGGAAATCCAACTATGGTTATCGGTGAGTCTGAAATCTTTAACAAGCCTATGTTTTTAGTGACGTTTGAAGATGGCGAACAGATCAAGGCAAGTTGTGACCACATCTGGACTGTACAGACAAGGACAAGCAGAAATACAGCAAAGAGAAATTCGCATCATATTGGCAATGGGAAAATCTATAGAGCAGGCGGTTGGTATGACACGACAACAGAAGAAATGGTAGATAATTTTGCAAGAGTTCGTAGAGATGGCAAAGGAACAGAGTATAGATACAGAGTGCCGATGAACGGTGCGGTTCAGTATGCAGAAAAAGAATTGCTTATAGACCCATATCTTTTGGGTGTATGGCTTGGAGATGGAACAAGTACGGCTACAAACATCACTGTATCAGATTCTGATGCTGAAGAAATGATGCAAAATGTGAGCATTGCGAGTGGCTACAGTGTGGAATTGCACAAGCCAGAAAAAAGAGCAGGATATTTCAAAGTTGACAAGCAAAAAAACAATCAGATTGGCGAAGAAAGCTTTATGTACAATCTTCGCAAATTAAATCTGATTGGGAACAAGCATATTCCAGAAGAATATTTACATGCGTCTATCGAGCAGAGACTTGCATTGTTGCAAGGTCTAATGGATACAGACGGAACATGTTCAAAGGCGGGGCAATGTTCGTTCGTTCAGAAGTCAAAAGAATTATCTGAACAGGTTCTTGAGCTTATAAACAGTTTAGGAATTAAAGCAACAATGATCCAAAGAAAATCAATGCTTGATGGCAAAGAAATAAGTGATATATATAACATTACGTTCTTTGCTGATAAAGGCACAAGGGTATTTCGCCTTAACAGAAAGTATGAAAGGCAAAAAGACCATTTGTGCGACAGAATGAAAGCAAAGAGCATTGTCAATATTGAAAAGATTGGCGCAGTTCCTTCTAAGTGTATTATGGTTGCAGACAGAGAACATTTATATCTTGCAGGAAAGCATTTCACGCCAACACATAACACATATACAGTTGGAACAATCTTTATTATTCTGTTTCTTACTGAGCCTAGGTTCTCAAAGTTCTTTTCAGTTGCACCAGATGGTGCATTGTCAAGAGAGATAAAAGAAGCAATATCTGACACAATTAAAAGCAGTCCGCTTATCTATGAATATAAAGGAACAAAGCGTTTCAAGTTGTTAAGGGACTACATCAAATTCAAGCCGAATGAAAATACGTTGATCCCGTTAGCATACAGTAACAACCGTATGGACGGACGTATGCCGAATGCATTTATTGCTGATGAAGTTGGAGCATTGCCAAACGGTTATCCTGTCGAAGCAATGAGATCTGGACAGCTAAACGTTGTTAACAAATTAGGGTTCGTTATCAGTACAAAATATCCGACAATTGACAATCCTTTCGAGGACGAGGTCGCGTATGCCAAGAAGGTTCTTGATGGCATCGAGAAAGACGATACTGTTTTTGCACTGTTGTATGAGCCAGACAAAACATCAGACTGGGAAACAGACAATCTTGTTTTGAAGCAGGCGAATCCTGCATCATTGGAAATACCTGAAATTTGGGATGATCTTGTCAAGAAGCGTGCGAGAGCCATTGCCATTGAGAACGAGCGAGAGAACTTTGTTACAAAGCACTGCAATATCATTTATCAAGGTCAGGGAACAGAAACATTCATTGATGTTAAGGATGTTCAGGCGTGCAAGGTTGCTGACATTGACTGGAACGGCAGAGTTGTATATTTAGGTGTCGACCTTTCAGAGTCGAATGATAATACATCTGTTGCCATGGTTTCTGTAGATGATGATGATAACATTCTTGCAGAAAGTTTTGCATTTGTTCCAGCAGACAGGATCACAGAGAAAACAATATCAGAGCGTGTGAACTATCAGGAATTATTGAAGAGTGATAAAGTGTTTGCGTGCGGTGACAGAGTTATCTCATATGCGTTTGTTGAGCAGTTCATTTTGAGCCTTGAGAGCCGTTATAACGTACAAATACAGGCGATTGGATATGATAGATGGAATGCATTAAGCACAGCGCAGAAATTGGCTAATGAGGGATACAACACGGTTCAGATAAAGCAGTATTCAAGCGTGCTACATTCTCCGACAAAAAGGATGAAAGAAGCAATACTTAAACAGAAATTCAAATACACAGAGAACAAACTTCTTGAAATCAATTATCAGAATGCGAAATGTGCATATGACACAAACAAAAATATGTATGTCAGCAAGAAAAAGAGCAATGGCAAGGTTGATATGGTTGTATCACTTATCAATGCAATTTACCTTCTTGAGCAGGATTATTTCCTGAATGAAGGTGACTTCACATTCCAGATGATTTAATTGATATAAACGTACATTTATGCTAATATATAAGCGTAAAAATGTTTCAAATAGAAAATACTACAAAGGGGCGGTAATGAGAGTGGCACTATTCAAAAAAATTATGAATAAAATAAATCTTAACGACCAGAGCGTAGAGTTGAATGATGTGCTGTTGTCGGCATTGCTCAATAATGAGAATATCACAAGGGATAAAGCACTGACACTTCCTGCCATATCAGGTGCCGTTGATTTTATCAGTGGTTCGATTGCGTCAATGCCTGTTAAACTTTACAAGTACAAAAACGGCAAAGTTGAGGAAGTTCAGAGAGACAGCCGTGTACGAATGCTTAATGGCGACACTGGAAACACGCTTGACGGGTTTCAGACAAAAAAAGCAATGGTCGAGGATTACTTACTTGGTAAGGGTGGATATTGTTATATCCAAAGAGACAGACAGAACAACGTAACGGCGCTGAAATATATTCCAGACATGAATGTTACCGTGTGGTCAAATTCCGACCCGATGAACCGTTTCGTACAGTTCTATGTTGGTACAAATAAAATATATCCATGGAACATGGTAAAGCTATTAAGAAACACCAAAGACGGTGCAAGTGGAAAAGGATTGACTGAAGAAATTTCAAAAGCAATTGAAACGGCATACAGTACGTTGGTTTATCAGCTTGGACTGGTTCAGACAGGCGGTAATAAAAAAGGATTCTTACAGGCAGAGCGTAGGCTTGGACAGGAAGAAGTGGACAAGCTTAAAGAAGCATGGAAGAGGTTATACGCCAACAACACTGAGTCCGTCATGGTTCTAAACAACGGCATCAAGTTTCAGGAGTCGTCAAATAGTTCGGTTGAAATGCAGTTAAACGAAAGCAAGAAGACTTTACAGGATGAAATAAATGGAGTATTCCATATTCACAGTGACTTCAATCTGACATTCAAGGAAGCAATCTATCCGATTGTTAAAGCATTTGAGACAGCACTCAACAGCACGTTGCTGTTGGAAAAAGAAAAGAAAAACTTCTTCTTTGAATTCGATACAAAAGAAATCGTGAAAGCAAGCATCAAAGAAAGATTCGATGCTTACAAGGTTGCAAAAGATACAGGGCTTATGACTATCAATGAGTTGCGCAGAATGGAAAATCTCAATTACATTGAGGGCATGGACGTGATCAATGTTGGTCTTGGCGCAGTATTGTATGACACCAACACAGGAATATATTACACGCCAAACACTGGACAAGTTACGGATGGAAATGAAGAAGAAGAAGAAACGGCTGATAAAGTCGAAGAAACTGAAAAGGGGGCAGATGATGAACTACAAGTACCTAAAGAATCTGACGAAAACTAGTGCAGATTTTTATATTTATGGCGATATCGTTGACGAGAACGTGCCTGACTGGTTGGGTGATAAATCAGAAACAGCAATTGACACAAACACATTCAAGGCAGAACTTGACAGTTTGAATGGTGTAACAGACTTTAATATTTACATCAATTCAGGTGGTGGCTCAGTGTTTGCAAGTTCAGCTATGGTCAGTATGTTAAAGAGATTCAGACAGAACACTGGGGCGAAGATTCATGCATATATTGATGGATTGTGTGCAAGTGCAGCAACATATCTTGCCATGGTTGCAGATGATATTAACATTTACAAGAACTCGGTAATGATGATCCACAAGCCAATGACATATGCTTATGGAAATGCTAACGAGTTACAGCACGATATTGACACATTGAATCTGATTGAAAGCGGAACGATGTTGCCAATGTATGAAGCAAAGGCAAAAGAAGGGATCACAGCAGAGAAGGTCGCAGAATTGGTTGGCAATGAAACATGGTTCTGTGGCAATCCTGATGATGATATGTACATCGGAAATTATTTCAATGTGAACGCACTGGACAGTGTGAAGGATGTACAGGCATGTACAACGGACTTGTTTAGAAACTATAAACATGTGCCAGATGCATTAAAAAGACCAAAGCAGACTAAAAAGCCTGTCGAGGATCGTGTGCTTGACTATTCAGCATACGACAATATTATTAGTTCATTGAAGAAAAACGGAGGGGTGAATAAATGAACGTAAAAGAACTCATTGAAAATCGTAATTCAAAAGTCGCTCAGATGGAGAAACTGCTAACAACTGCAAAGGCAGAAAACAGATTACCGTCTGAAGACGAAAAGAAACAGTTTGCAAACCTTGAAAAAGAGGTAAAGGACATTGATGCAACTATTGCTATGTATGATCAGATGGCAGAAATGAGCATGAAGCCAGTGCCAAGCGCACCTGTTGAAATGACAAATGCAGAAAAAGATCACAAAGCATTTGAAAATGCAATCAGGGGCATTGTGAATACTGACACACCGACAATGCCGGCAGATGCTAAAACACTTATTCCGACAACTGTATGGAATGAAATCATTTCTCAGGTTATCGAAATCTCACCTGTGTTCTCTATGGCAGATCGCTATAACATCACTGGCAAGCTAGTATTACCAAAGTATGATGCACAGAACAGTTCTATCGTGATGCAGTATGCGGATGAGGGAACAACAGCAGAGTCTGGAAAGGTTGTTATCAGCCAGATTGAACTTGATGGATTCCTTGCACGTTGCCTTGCAAAAATTTCAAAAAGCTTGATTAACAATTCCAACTTTGACATCGTTGGTTTTGTTGAAGCAAAAATGGCACAGGCAATCGCGCTATATTTCGAACATGAAATTCTGTTCGGCACAGTAGGAAAGGTTGAAGGTCTAACTGGAATTACATCAGATATGACTGTTACAACTGCCGCAGCCACAAAGATTACATCAGACGAGTTGATGGATTTACAAGACAAGGTGATTGACAACTATCAGGGCAATTCTATTTGGATTATGAACCGTGAAACTCGAAATGCAATCAGAAAGTTGAAGGACAATGACGGCGATTATTTGTTGAACCGTGACTTTACAGCAAAATGGGGATATACACTTCTTGGCAAGGATGTTTATTGCTCTGATGCGATGGACAAGATGCTTGCAGGAAAAACAACCATTTATTACGGTGACTTATCTGGTTTAGCTGTGAAAGTTTCAGAAGAAGCTAACATGCAGGTGTTGCAAGAAAGATATGCTGAAGAACATTTACTTGGAATTTTAGCTTTCGTTGAGTGGGATGCAAAGGTTGCAGACACTCAAAAACTTGCAAAACTTGTGATGGCAGCAGGCAAATAAGAAGGGGTAAAGTGATATGGAAGTAAGCAAAGTCAGTGATATTACAGAAGAATGCGTTGCAGACTATTTGAGATTGGACGAAGTAACAGACAGCGATATAAATACATTAACCATGCTTATTTCCATCGCTACTTCTTTCATCGAAAACTATACTGGGATTGATGATCTGGACAAATATCCTGAATTTGTGATAGTGGTGCTTATTCTTTGTCAGGACATGTGGGATAACAGAACGATGTATGTTGACAGTAAAGACCTGAACAACACGGTGCAGAGCATTCTCGCAATGCACAGTGTGAATCTGTTGTGAGGTGTGAACAATGTTAAACGCAGGGAAGTATTCAAAGCGTATCACAATTTACAAAACGGTGATTGTGACAGATGATGATGGCTTTCAGACAGAACAGAAAAAGGTGATTCTTACACCATATTCATATGTGAGAACAACAAAAGGATTTACGCTGATTGCAAACAATTCTGATTTTGAGAAAGCATACACCAACTTTACAATTCGTTATCCTAAAACAGAGATTACAAGGGATATGCTGATTGAGTTTCACGGCAAGACATACACAATCGAATATTTGAACAACGTTGATGAAAACAGCGTAGAATTAGAGATTGAAGCAAAGGAAGTGACTCACTGATGGCTAAATTTGTTGATGATATTGATGATAGCGTGCTGAAGGATATATCTTACATCGACAAGCAGTTTGATCACATCTTTGGTGGTATGACACAAGCAGGCGCAGAGGTAGTTCACAAGAACGTTATTTCGGCACTTCCAGAGGCGCTGAAAAGTTCAGGTTTTACAAAAAACGTGAAGCTGTCACGCGTGTATAAAACACCGTCAGATGATGGCATCAACACGAAAGTCATGATCACTGGATATTTCAAGAACAAGGAAGGCAAGAAGACTCCTGCTCCACTTGTTGCTAATATGTTCGAGTATGGCAGTGACAAAAGGAAATATCCGAAGCATCCTTTTTTCCGAAAGTCTTTTAAAAAGTCACAGATTATGAAAGCAATGGAAGAAGCGCAGAAGAATTTAAGCGGGGGACTGTTAGATGAATAACATCATCGAAAAAACATTGAGTGGCTTCACGGTCAACGGCAAAAAAATTCCAGTAAAGTTCTTACGATATAATGGAAGTTCGGAAACATACATCACTTACACAATGACAGATGTAGACAGCGTGTTATATGGTGATGATGAACTGCTGAACTACGTTGAATATTATGACTTTGATATTTACTCAAAGGGCAATTACAAGCCGATTATCAAGGCGTTAAAAGGATTGCTTAAAGCTGTCGGGTTTATGTGGGAACCTGACCGTTCGTCCGAAGATATGTATGAGGACGATACGAAGTATTACCACAAGACATTATGTTTTTCAATAGAAAGGAGCGAATAATGGCTAAAATCGGGTTAAATAACTTCCGATACTCAAAACTTACGGAATCGGAAGAAGGAACAGCAAAATATGATGGCGCGAAAAAGCCAGCTAAGGCTATTTCGTGTAAGGTGGATATCAGCAACAATGATGCGTCTTTGTATGCTGATGATGCATTGGCAGAAAGCGATACATCTTTCCAGAAGGGTTCTGTTACAATCGGCATTGACAACGAAGATGTGCAGACAATGGCAGACCTTCTGGGACATGAGGTTTCAGAAGATCAAGCAGAGCTTGTCAGAAGTGCAAACGATATTGCGCCTTACGTAGGTTTCGGAAGAATCGTCACAAAGATAGTGAACGGAGCTTACAAGTACACAGTAGAATTTCTGTGCAAAGTCAAGTTCTCAGAACCGTCACAGGATGATTCTACAAAGGGCGAAAGCGTATCATTCAGCACAACTGAACTTGCAGGAACGGTTGCAACATTGGCTGATGGCACATGGTCAAAATCTAAGACGTTTGATACAAAGACTGAAGCTGTCACATATCTTGAAGGACTGATGGCAAAGGCTTAAGTCTAAAAAGAATATTAAAGACAGGGTTCGTCCCTGTCTTATTTTTTAGGAGGGTAAACATGAAGGAAGTATCAAAGGCACTTGAATACAAAGGGAAGAAATACAAGCTAGTTTTCAATCTGAACGTGATGCAAGTTATTCAAGATAAGTACAGAACACTTGAATACTGGGGAAAACTCACAGATGGTGCAAAAAACAATGGTGAGCCAAACGCAAAGGCTGTTATCTTTGGAATCACGGCAATGTTGAATGAAGGAATTGACATTGATAACGAAGAAAATGGTACCGAAGAAAAGATGCTTACTAAAAAGCAGGTAGGCAGAATGATCACGGATATTGGCTTGAAATCATCTGCACAGTTGATGAATGGCGTTGTCGTTGACAGCACGCAGAGTTCTGAAAAAAACGTATAATCCCTGATGAAGTAGATGAACCAGAGCCAATAGATTTTACATGGTTCTACTTTATCGGGCGTAACAAACTCGGTTTTACATTCCATGAGGTTGGCAGATTGACACTGACAACTTTCAATCTGTTCTATAAGCATTACAAAAACGATTTTGACTTCGAGTTGATGCTTGAAAAGACAGGGACAACATACGCAAAAGCATACGAGAAATCACAGCATGAAGACGACTGGTTTTAAGGGGGTGAGTGCATGGCATTAGGTGGAACAATCAAGCTACAAGGCGAGAGCGAATATAGACGAGCATTGAAACAGATTACACAGAACTTGCGAGAAGTTTCTTCTGAAATGAAGATTGTCACAAGTACATACGACAAGAACGACACAAGCACTGATGCATTGACAGCCAAGAGTGACGTGCTGAACAAGCGACTTGAAGAGCAGAAATCAAAGCTGAAGTTAGTGTCTGACCAGTACAAGCAGTATCAGGATGCTGTTAAAAAGTCAGCTGATGAACATACACAATTAGGTGAAAAGTTAGAAAATGCAAAGGGAAAGCTCGCAAGCATTGAAGCGCAGTCTGGAAAAAATACCAAAGAATACGAAGAACAGAAAAGGGTTGTTGATGAACTTCAAAAGCAGTATGACGAAAGTACAACGGCTCAGGACAACAACAAAAAATCACTATCACAGCTTGCAGTGCAGATGAACAATGCAAAAGCTGACGTTATCAAGACCACAAAAGAGATTGACAATCTCGGCAAAGAATCTGATGGTAGTGCAAAACAGGTTGATGATCTGTCAAAAAAGATGGGTGATGCTGATGGCGCATCAAAAAACCTTAACGATGGTTTTACAGTACTCAAAGGCACGATGGCTAATCTTGCATCACAGGCAATCAGTAAGGTTGTTGATGGGTTCAAGAATCTTGTAAATGGTGCGGTTGACTATCAGAAGTCTATGGAGTATTACACGACATCGTTTACGGTCATGACAGGTTCAGCAGATAAGGCAAGCGAGACAGTCAAAAAACTTGCTGATATTGGAGCAACAACGCCATTTGATATGCCACAGTTAGCAGATGCAACATCATTGCTGATGAACTTTGGCTTTAATGCTGATGATGCTGTCGGCAGTATGATGATGCTTGGTGATATTTCTCAGGGTAATGCAGACAAGCTGAATTCCATTACGAGAGCGTATGGGAAAATGAGTTCAGCGCAGAAAGTATCGCTTGAAGACATAAACATGATGATTGATGCAGGATTCAACCCGTTACAGGAAATCTCAGAACATACTGGCGAAAGTATGCAAAGCCTTTATGACAGAATATCACACGGCAAAATGTCAGTTGACGAGATCACAGAGTCGATGAAGCGATCAACGTCTGAAGGTGGCAAATACTTTAAGTCAATGGATGCACAGTCTCAGACTTTGGACGGTAGACTTTCTACACTGAGTGATACAATCAATTCAAAACTTGGCGAAGCATTACAGCCCATTTTACAAAAGGCCGCTGACGAGTGGATCCCAAACATTACAAATGCAATTGATAATATGGATATTGATTCTGTCGTTTCTGTTATTGATGATATTATTTCAGGTGTTGGTGATTTATTCGGATTCATTATGGACAATGGCGATACGATTATTTCTCTCGTTGCAGGAATCGGAACGGCAATGTTGACGTGGAAGGTTGCAAGCATGATTAACGGCGTAGTTGTAGCAGTTAAAGCATTTCAGGTTGCTAATGAGGGTGCATCTGTTGCACAGGCATTGCTTAATGGTGTGATGAATGCCAACCCAATTATGTTGGTTGCTACGTTGCTTGCAGGACTAATAGCAACAATCGTTACATTATGGAATACAAACGAGGGATTCCGTAATGCTGTTATAAACGTGTGGAATGCATTCAAGGACACGGTCGGAAATGCAATCACGGCAGTTGGTGGATTCATAGACAACCTCATATCGTGGTTTCAGGCTCTTCCTGGGCGTATTGGCACATTCCTTGGTAATGTTATAAGCAACGTACAGAATTGGGCTTCTAACATGGTTTCTAGGGCTTTTGAGACAGGTTCTAGATTTGTCAATGGTGTTGTATCATTCATTCGTGGTCTTCCATCTGCTGTATGGAATTGGCTGTCAAACACATTGAATAACGCATGGAATTTTGCGAGACAGTTGGCACAAGCAGGAGCAAATGCAGCATCTGGGCTTGTAAATAACATTGTCGGGAAAATCAGAAGTCTTCCAGGTCAGCTGTATAACTGGGGTGTTGATATGGTCAAGGGCATTGCAAATGGCATCAGAAATGCGATTCATCATGTCACAAGTGCGGTAAGTGATGTTGCAAACAAAATCAAGTCATTTCTTCATTTCTCAAGACCTGATGAAGGACCTCTTGCTGAGTACGAAAGCTGGATGCCTGACATGGTCGATGGATTGAGCGATTCTTTAAGAAAGGCAAGCCCTGAGCTTATCAGTCAGACAGAAGCATTGGCGAGTGGAATGTCTGACGCATTCAATGCTAATGGTGGCGTTTCGACAAGTGGCGGAAGAAGCTACGATTCAATGGTTGAGGCATTCAAGGATGCACTATCACAGGTCAAAATTGAGATGGACGATGAAGAAATGGGGCATTTTGTTGATAAGACTGTTACTAAACTGATTTATGAATAAGGCGGTGGAAATATGAGAAATTACGTTATTCAGAATGGAAAAGACAGCCGATATTTAAAAGGATTGCTGATACAGGAGTTGCCACCGATCACAAAACCTTTGATGCGTACAAGCATTGAGCAGATAGATGGGCGCGACGGTGATGTGATCACAAGGCTTGGATATTCAGCTTATGACAAAAAAATGAAAATCGGTCTGTTCGGCGATTATGATATTGATGATATTATTACGTTTTTTAATTCACGTGGAACGGTAACATTTTCAAATGAGCCAGAAAAATACTACTTGTACGATATTCTAGATGCGATTGATTATGAACGACTTATGAGGTTCAGAACGGCTGAAATCACGTACCATGTACAACCATTCAAATACAGCAATATCGAGAAACTGAAGGCGTTCAGCAATCCGACAAGTGCTATCACAGTTAGAAATAACGGCAATTATGTATCAAAGCCGATTATTCATATCAAAGGAACAGGAATCATCAATCTGTCGTTGAATGATATGCAGTTGTTCAGAATTGATATGAGCGCATCAAATTCAATCACTATAGACACAGGAAGACTTGAGGCGTACAATGATGATGTATTGATGAACCGATACGTTATCGGAAATTACGATAACTTTGTGCTGAAAGTAGGGTCTAACTCCGTGTCATGGAATGGAACATTGACATATATTGCGTTTGAAAAACAGTCGAGGTGGATATGATGGAAAAGATGAATCTTGAAATGATTAGAGGCGACACATTGGCATTTGCTTTCGAGGTTGAGTATGACGAAGCCTTGCAAAAACTGGACAGTGCATACTTCACATGCAAAGAGAACTTTGATGATGATGCGCCGATATTCAAAAAGTCGCTAGAGCATGGCATCACGTTTGCAAAGCAGGAAGATGGAAAGCTGTACTATGTGGTACGTGTGGCTCCTGAAGATACGGTAAGTGTTGATCCGGGGCATTATTATTACGATTTGCAAATTGGCATCAATGGCGATGTGTTCTCAATACTGATTGGATCGTTAAAAATTCATAACGATGTAACGATAGGGGTGAACTAGTATGAACGATTTTTTCAAAAAACCGCTTGTGAAAATACTTATGCTTAAAGGCGAAAAGGGTGATAAAGGTGACAAAGGGGAAGGAATTCCTGCAGGTGGTTCAACAGGACAGTTTTTGAAAAAGAAAAGCAACACTAATTATGCATACGAGTGGGATGATATTGCTCGTATTTTAAACACTGACATTGATGCTATTATGAAAGGGTAGGTGAAGACATGGAACATATTAAAATGCCTAGAGGTGACATTAGAAATATTCATTTTACCGTTCGTGATGCAAACGATACAGAGGTAAGCAAAGAATTTACCCAAATCACTTTTACGGTAAAAGCAAATACATCATCGAGAAGAATTATCATCCAGAAAAAACTAACTGATGGAACGATAACTAAAAGCGGAAATGTATATTCATTCTCAATCATGCCAGAAGATACAGATTGCATTGATTACGGAACTTATTATTATGACATTGAGCTTATCAAAGGCGACAAGATACATCAGACGTTTATAGGCAAGCTGATTATCACAGAAGAAGTCACGTTCGCAGGTGATACCGAAAAAGGGGTGTAAGCATGGATGTTTACAAAATTATCATGCTTGCGGATGATGATTATTTAACCGTAAAAATGGATAGCGTTTCAGTTATTGGGACAGATGGGACAGACGATTATAACGAGTTAGAAAATATTCCTAAAATCAACAATGTTGAAGTAAAAGGGAGCAAATCGCTTGCAGACTATGATATTGAGAGCGCAAGCGAAGCAAAAAAAGAATTTGAAAATTTGAACAGCAAAATAAACACACATGAAAAAAATGCAGATATGCACGTATCACGTACAGACAGGATGAAGTGGGACAGTGGTACGACGTATACTATTAGTAAAGAAAATCTGATTATAGGAGGAAAATAAAAATGGCAGATATTTCAGAAATTACATTACCTAGTGGAGTCACTTACGACATCAAAGACGCAACAGCAAGAAGTGAAATCAGTATTCTTAAGGGCTCTGGAACAGGTGCTATGCATTACGCAGGAGTTACAACAACGGCACTTACGAATGGTTCTAGCACATCACCAATCAAGATCAATGAGGCAGATTATACGCCATCAAACGGTGACGTTGTAATCTACGGACAGCTTGAATTTGTATGGTCTACATCAGACGAAAAGTGGCACGAGTTTGGTAGTACAGGCAGTCTTAAGGGACTGGCATTCAAGGATTCTGCGAGTGCATCATATACACCAGCAGGTTCAGTTTCAGCACCGACTGTTACGGTTGCTGTAAACACAGCGAGTGTTACACCAATCACTGGTGTAGGCACATTGCCAAATTTCACGGCATCGGTTTCAAATGAGACTCTAACACTTGGATTCTCAGCAGGAACTTTGCCAACAAAAGGAACAGATGTAACGGTTGCAACAGGCATTAAGTCTGCTAGTGCATCAGCACCAGCGTTTACAGGAACAAACGCAACGATTACAACAAAATAAAGGGGGGTTGCTTGAATGGCTGATATATCAAGTTTAAAATTGCCTAGTGGCACAACATACGCACTAAAGGATTCCACAGCCAGAAGCCATATAAGCAATAAAAGCAATCCACATGGAGTCACAAAAGAACAAGTAGGTCTAGGCAACGTTGCAAACTATGATCAGTCAAAAGCAATAAAAGACATCACAAGATCAGGAGCGACATTTACGGCAACGGCACTAGACGGAACAACATTTATATTCACGCAACAAACATATTTGGCAATCGAGGATGCAGAAATTGATGCAATATGCGGATCAGGGGGTTAAAAATGGCATTTTTAGACGAAACAGGACTTGCCTACTTTTGGGGCAAGGTAAAAGCAAACATAACAGCTAGCAAAACAGAGACAATCAATGCAGTTTATCCAATTGGCTCTATTTACATGAGCGTAAATGATACTAAACCATCAACACTTTTTGGTGGTACGTGGGAAAGACTTGAAGGACGTTTCTTAATTGGAGCAGGGACAAACATGAGAACAAACACTAATGAAAGTTTTGGCTCACTTGGGGTAGGAGAACCAGAATTTGCAAATGGTGAAAGAGGTGGCCAATATTATCATAAATTAGGTATTGACGAAATGCCTGAGCATAATCATGATACAAACGACTATACATTGGTTGTCAACAAGAACGCTGTTCGCATATCAACCAATATGGGGGCTAAGTGTGCAGGTCCGGAGGAAGAAGATACTAATATCGTGCCTAACATAAAAGCAACTAAAAACGAAGATGGCAACGCAACTGGAGACTCAGGCGGAGGAAAAGCACATAGCAATATGCCACCATACTTAGCAGTTTACATGTGGAAAAGAACGGCATAAATAAGGCTATAACATGCTAAGAAATGAGGGATAAAGGTGATCAGAGTATTTTCTCCTACAGATAAAATATTCACGTCAAATGGTGATGCGGTTATCCGACCATTCAAGGCAAAAGTGCATAAAGAGGACAACGGAAAATTCTATCTGAATATTGAGGCAGACATATCATATGTTGACATTCTGACAGCAAATAGAATCATTGTTGCAGATACTCCACAAGGCGCACAGGCTTTTCGCATTAAGAACCCTGAAAAAACAAAGAACAAGATCACGATAAAGGCTCAACACATTTCGTATGATGCTCAAAACTATGTGATCGCAGACAGTTATGTGGTCGATAAAAATTGCAATGATGCAATGGATCATCTGAACAGGGCTACGGACAATCCTAGCCCGTTTCAGGTGGTATCTGATATTGACATGGTAGATTCATATAGATGTGTTAGAACATCACTGTATGACGCTTTTAGCACGGTTCTGGAGCGTTGGGGCGGACACTTTGTGCGTGACAATTACAGATTCGGAATCATGAGTACCATCGGGCGTGATAACGGAGTGACTGTACGATACAAAAAGAATCTGAAGGAAATGACATGCACGACAAACTGGGATAATGTTGTTACAAAACTCATGCCAGTTGGAAAAGATGGATTGATGTTGGATGAGGTATATTTATACAGCAAGACGCAATATGACATTCCATTTACAAAAGTCGTGTCTTTCAACCAAAATATTGACCAAGACCTTTACAAAGATGCTGACGGCAATCTTGATGAAGTGGCATACAATAACGCACTGGTTGAGGATTTGAGAGCGCAGGGGCAGGCATATGTTGATGAAAATTGCACGCCAAAAGTGAATTACACCTTAAAGGCAAACGTTGAAAAGCTGACTGATATAGGCGATACAATCGAAGTCATTGACGAACCGATGGGTGTAGATATTACAACGCATGTTATTTCGTATGAATATGATTGCATTCTTCGTAAGTATACGGAGCTCGAATTTGGAAATTTTCAACAGAAAGTTTCTGACCTTATGGGAACAGTAAGCTCAACAATTCAGCAGAGCGTGGAACAAAACAATGCGAACTTACAGGTGGTATTCTCAGATGAAATTCAGAAGGCACAGGAATCAATACTCGGAATGCTTGGCAGTTCGTATGTTGTGTATGAAGGCGACAAGATTCTAGTTGTTGACGCATTGCCAAAAGAAGAAGCTCACCACGTTATTATGATAAATAGTGGCGGTATTGCATTTTCAAGTACTGGAATCAATGGAACATTCGAGAGTGCATGGACAATTGATAATGTGTTGAATATGCAACATATAAATGTGATTAATCTTGTTGCTGACATGATAAAAGGCGGAACGTTGAAACTTGGCTCTAACCTTAACCAGAATGGGCAGATTGAGGTATACGATGAAGCAAACAATCTGATTGCAAAGCTTGACAAAAACGGACTGATTATGTATGGGCTTGATGGTTCATATCTGGTGGTCAACAATTCAGTTGGTTTTGCAGGATATGACCGCACAGGAGCAAAAACATTCTGGGTTTCAGGTGACGAGTTCCACCAGAAAAAATCTGTTATTGAGGAAGAAATCACATTGTGTAACAAGGCAAGGTTTATTCCGATAACGGTAAAGGATGGCGATACTGTTACAAATGACGGCATCGGGATAGTAGGAGTATAATATGGATACATCAGGAACATTCAAAACATCAGCATATGATGGCGCGTGCCTACAGTTCGACTGGATGTTGAAAAACCAAAACATCGTCAACAATCAGTCTGTTATCACATGGACATTAAAAGGTGCAGGAATTAAGTCAGGTTACTGGTATATGGCAGGCCCTTTCAAGTGTGTTATAAATGGAACTACAGTTTATCAGTCAAACACAAGAATTAAGTTATATACTGGAACGGTGGTAGCATCTGGAGAGCTTGCGATTGGTCATGATACCAACGGCTCAAAGTCATTCAGTGCGTATGCAGAGTGCGCAATTTATGTTACGAGTGTAAACTGCAAAGGTTCTGGAAGTTGGAGCCTTCCCGATATTGGCAGAGCATCACAGCCGAGTCTTAACACATGGCCGAACAATTCTCCGAATTTTAACATCGGCGATACTATTGTTGTGCATATGAACCGCAAGTCAACCGTTTTTACGCATACAGTTGTGCTGAAGTTGGGTTCATACAGTTATACTATCGGCACTGGTGTAACGGATAATATTTCGTTGGATACGGACAAGATCGCATCGAGTTTGTATGCACAAATGCCAAACAGTAACGAAATGACAGGCGAAATTGAGGTCACAACGTATAGTGGCAGTGCGGTTATAGGTACGTCAAGCTGTATCATTGTTGCACACGTTGTAAATTCTAACCCTGTATTTGATGCGAGTTATTCCGACACAAATTCGGCAACTATTGCAATCACTGGTGATAATCAGTATATTATCAGGAATAACTCGGCATTGAAAATCAGCGTAAACAATGCGCAGGCATTAAACAGTGCCACGTTGAAAACAATTACTGCCGTAATAAATGGAAATGCTTATACAGGCAGTTTAAACGGCACTACAGGCGTTGTAAACGTTGGTGTGGTAAATATATCATCCGATGCAAAAGCGACCGTTAAATTGACGGATTCAAGGGGAAACGAGGGCATCAGGGAAATCACGGTGTTTGTGTATGATTGGAGTTTGCCAAGTGCAATTATCAAGCTGAATCGTAAAAACAATTATTACTCAGATAGCATTTTGAACGTTAATGCAAATTATGCATCAATCGGTGGCAAGAATACAGTCACAATCAGATATCGAACAAAAAAGGTTTCTGACAGTTCATATGGAATTTATGCAACTATTCAGAACAATGTGGATGCTAACTTTATATGTGATAACAAGTACGAGTGGAACGTACAAATTGAAGTTTCCGACCGTATCGGAAAAACAACCTACAATCTGATTCTTCCAAAGGGCATCCCGATTACGTACACAGACATTTTAAAAAACAGCTTTGGTGTGAATTGCTTTCCAAAGTACAATAATAGTCTTGAAGTCAATGGCGTGTGCATTAGTGGGAAGGTGCTTTATAACAGTGCAAATGGAACAGCAGGAACTGTCACATTATCAGATAGTGCGGAAAATTATACATATCTTGAAATCTTTTACAGATCATCAGGTGATAATGCCTGTGGCAGTGTGAAGGTATTCAGCCCAAACAACAAACTTGTACATTTAGGTACGATTCATTACATCGCAGATTATGACTATGCAAAGTTTGCTCTTGTGAATGTTTCAGATTCAATGATCACGTTTAGCCAGAATAACCAGATCACTCTAAAAAGCAACGGTTCAGTATATTCAGCAGAAAATGCGATTTATATAACGAGAGTGGTTGGATATTAGGCGAAATCATGATATACTATAAGTGCAGTGTTTCATGTTCACTGCATTCCTTTCTCAGCCTGTCGGTTTTCGGCGGGCTGTTTTTTTATTTGCAAAATTCTATACTAACTTGTCATAGCCTACAGGTTAGCATATCTTAGTAAAGAAAAAATCACCGTTTGCATTCGGCGATTGATTGGCGTATATTATAGATGTATTTTCGTTGACATTGGTCATAAATTCTCCTAGTAAAGAGCAGGCAGAAATGTCTGCTTTTTACTTGAAGAAAACTTCTATTCCATCAGGTGAAACATGTACAGAATCAAGGACATTTCGCCACAGTGTGCGCTTGTTTTCACGCGTGAGATTCTCATATATTGAGCGCCAACCGCTGTTCAAAAACTGGTTAAGATGATCAGTGCTTTGAGGCTTGAAAGATTCAAGCCTTTTTATTTTGTCTTCTGTTTCAGCGTACAGACGTTCATAGGTGCTTACAGGCATACGTTTCTTGATGAAAATATAATTCAGATTATCAAGCTCTTTTCTTAGTTCTTTTAATTCCTTTTCGGTTGTGTCTTTTGTTTCAGAAGTGATGCTTGATATTGTGGCTATATGGTTTTTCAAAAGTTCGTCAAGCTCAGACTGTCTAAGGTTACGGGAGTTGCGCAGTTCTTTTAGTTTCCTTCCAATTGATTTATTGTTTATCATTATTCTTTACACCACCTAAAAAGTTTATATTTCGATGATAACACAACGTAGCTATTTGAAACAATACAAAAATAATCGTATTTTGATTAAAAGTGATTGCAATTTGATGATAAGAGTTTATAATGTAGTTCAGAAAGGGGGCACGAAATGAAAAGAGCGGAATTGAAAGCATTCAGAATTTCAAAGGGTTATACTCAGAAGGATGTTGCAGAAATGCTTGGAATATCCACGAGCCATTATGCTTGCATTGAGCAAGGCACGCACAATCCTTCTACAGAGCTTGTCAAAGTGTTCTGCAAAGTATTTGGATATGAATATGCGAATTTGATTATTGGGAGCTGAAAAAATGTTAGATATCGTAGCAGAAATCGTAAAAAGAGGGCAAGCAGAAGAATTAAGAAAAATTATTAAACAGTACGAAATTGATGTTTCAAAAAGAAAGGAAAACAAGAAAAATGAAAGGATTTGAAAACATTACACCAGAAATCGCAGTAGATTTAATCGAGTTAGTAAATCAGTTAAGAGGACTTGAAAAGTCAGCACAGGTCAACTATTCTGTGCAGAACAGAAAAACAGGGGAATGGATGCGCAAGGCATTTGATTATGTGCCATTAGACAACATTTTAAACAAAATCAAGGAAAATCAGAATTTTGCATTGTTACAGCCGATTGGAGTTGACGAGAACGGCATAAACGGTGTTCGCTGTATTCTGGTACACAAGAGCGGACATGTATTTGAAACAAACACTTATCCGTTTGCAGTGAAGGAAGGTGCGAAGATACAGGACGAAGGCGCAGAGATCACATACCGCAAGCGTTATTCACTGGGTGCATTCCTTGGCATGGCAACAGAGGAAGATACGGATGGCAATGATAATGAAGCAACTAACAGCACTGAGCGCAAGGCATCACCAAGACAGATCGTAGTATTGAGCAAGATTTATACAGGCGAGAATCTTATAAAGCTGTTAAAGATGAACAATATCGAAAAGCTGGAAGATATGCCGATGTCGAAGGCAAGTGAATTGATCAGTAAAAACATGAAGCAGAGAAAGGCGGAAAATCATGAATAATTACGTTAAGTATGTAGTATGTAAACACACTGATAATGGCAAGACATATCTGTTCTATGCACCGTTTTTTTCAAACATCAATAGTGGTGACGAAGTGTTAGTTGATACGCAGTTCGGAGAGAAAAGAGCAACTGTGCTTGAAACTTGTGATGTTGGCATTGGTTCAGATGTTGAAAAAACCTTGTTGATGCTTTCAGGAGCAAACAAAAAGACAATTAAAAGAGTTATTGGAAAGTATAATTTTGCAAAATTTGACTATGAGGATGATGAAAACAATGGCTAATATTATTGAAAGAACAGGATCAGACGTTACTTTTTCTAAAGAAGTATGCGAGAAGATTGTAAGCCTTGAGAAGCAGGCGAAAGATATCAAGAAACAGCAGGACAGCATGAAGAAAGAAATTCTTGATGCTATGCAGAAGTACGGCGTATTAAAGATTGACAATGAGTTTCTGAAAATCGCATTCATTCCAGAGCATGACACAGAAAAGTTTAACACCAAGACTTTTAAAGAAGAAAATCCTGATGTATACGACTTGTACGCAAAAATCTCAAAAGTAAAACCATCCATCCGCATCACGGTGAAGTAGGAGCTGACAATGAAAGAAATATGGAAAGATATAGAAGAAGAGGAAGGATACCAAGTAAGTAATTTGGGGCGTGTTAGACATATAACGGTTACAATTTTAAAACCAGATGTAAGGCCTTGCCACAGTAATTCGGAATATGCACAGTCTAGGGTTCGTATAAACAGACGTCATTGCGCAGTACATAGACTGGTAGCACAGGCGTTTATTGATAAACCGCAAGGTAAAGAGTTTATAAACCACAAAGACGGGAATCCGCAAAATAACGTTGTCAGTAATCTTGAATGGGTGACAGCAAAAGAAAATGTACACCATGCCATCGTTAACGGACTTAGGAAAATGAAAATACCGTTTAGCAAATATGATTATGTATGCAAAGAGTATTTAAAGGGACGCACAATGAAAGATATAGCGAACGAATTTGGCGTACATGATACAAGAGTTAGGGATATTTTAATACAAAAGAACGTTACTATAAGAAAAAAGGGGTCGAGACCGTTATGGAAGAAATAACAACATGGAACATTAAAGGACATATAGTTGAATTTATTGATGATATACATCAGTATCTAGTTGATGGTTGTATGGTTGATTCAGTCACACAGATTCTTGGCGTGAAGTATAGAAACGATTATGCAAGTGTACCACCTGCCGTGTTGAATAATGCGGCTAAAAGAGGTACGGCAGTACATAAGGCAATCGAAAACTTTAATGTTTCGGGCTATGATGATGGAAGCGAAGCAGTGCGAAACTTTAAGTTTCTGCAGAAACAATATGGGTTCGAGGTTCTGGACAGCGAGTTGCCGATTGTGATTTTCAAGGATGATATGCCGATTGCATGCGGACGGTTAGACATGACAATGCTTATGGATGGTAAAACTGGAATTGCGGATATTAAAACCGTCAGCGCATTAAACAAGGAAAAAATCGCATATCAGCTGAATTTGTACAGAATTGGATTGATGCAAAGCTACGGAGTTGATGCAAAATTTCTGAAGATCATACATCTCAGGGATGGCATCAGGAAAGTTATTGACAGCCCTGTAAATGAGGGCATGGCGTGGGAATTAATTGAAAAATTTTTGAATGAAAAACGATGATGAAATATGAGGAACAAAAAAATATGAATAAAAGGTGTAATGAAAAAGTTGAAAACGTAGATTTTGAAAAGTTAAGAGAATGCTTAAAAAATCATGGAATCAAGCAATCAGAATTATCTATAGTGTGCGGATATAATAGAAGCTATGTCGGCAAACACGTATTACGCGACCATAGCCTGAACAAACACGTTAGTAATGTATTGACTAATGCTTATAAGATTGATCCTAGCGAGTATATGGATATACAGCCAAAAGAAGTAACCAACACAGCGGATATACAGCCAAAAGAAGTAACCAACGCAGAAGACGATGAAATGTATACATTTACTATTTCATGTAATGGGAAATTTTTGAAAAAATTGGCGATAAAATCTATGGAAGAGCATACCACTATTGAGGATTTCATGTTTAAATGCATCCTTAAAGAAATTGGCGACAAAATTTTGGAGGAAAACGAAAAATGAATACAGTTGTATTAATTGGACGTACTACAAGGGACATTGACCTAAGAAGGACAGGCAACGGAACGGCTGTTGCAAGCTTCACTCTTGCCGTCAACAGAGACTTTAAAACACAGGACGGGCAGGAGGCTGATTTTATTCAGTGCGTGGCATGGAAAAAGACGGCTGAACTTTTGGAACAGTACGTACATAAGGGTGATAAGATTGCCTTAAACGGCTCTATCAGAACAAGAAATTACGAAGATAGTCATGAGAGAACAGTGTATGTTACAGAAGTATTAGTTAATCATGTTGAATTCTTAGAAACTAAGCGTGAAATGCCATCTGATAGCCATAGTAATCAAAATAAGAGTGATCCTTATAATGGCTTGGGGAATCCAGGATACGGATACGACATAGATAACAGTGAACTTCCGTTCTAGATGGTAATAACTGTATGATAGGAAATGCGAAAGCTATCATCCAGTGGTTGTTCGACCAGCAGGATGCAGAAAAGCTGTACGAGATCAAAGAGAAGAAATCGAAAAGATCATTGACAGCCAATGCGTACTACTGGTCTTTACTCAACAAGCTGGCGAGCATTATGAGAATGGATAACCAAGAATGCCACTTTCTTATGCTGAAACGATATGGACAGTATGAGGTTGTCAGCATTTGTTCAGATGTGATCCTACATGGCTATTTCAAGTACTATGAAGAAATAGGCAAAGGTACGGTAAACGGTAAGGAGTTCACGCATTACAAGATTTATAAAGGCAGTTCACAGATGGATTCTAAGGAGTTTGCTATATTGCTTGACGGCGTAAGAAGCGAATGCGAAGAGCTAGGAATACCAGTGCTAACACCGTCAGAGATAGCACAGCTTAAATTTATAGGGGGTGATTAGTTGAGAGATTCAATTATGCCTAATGGCATGTATCAGGCTAACGGTCACACATATTATTACAGCAATCAGCGTTATGAGGGCACACATAGGCATGAAATATTTTTCGGCACTGCCAACAGAAAAAAATCAATCAAGTATGGTCTTGTCGTATTCATCAGACCTGAAGATCACAACATGTCTGAGTATGGCGTACACAACCGAAAAGGGCATGAATTTGATATGTATCTAAAAAAATTGGGGCAGGAAAGAGCCATGGACGAGTATTCATGGACAACAGATGAATTTATCGACATTTTCGGAAAATCTTATCTGTGAGGTGATTTGATTGTACAGAAAGTATCACAATACAAAGACGGTTGCTGATGGAATCAAGTTCGATTCAAAGTTGGAAGCTGAACGGTATGCACAACTGAAGATTCTGGAACGTGCGGGGGTTATAAGAGGGTTGGAATTACAGCCTTCTTTTGAGCTTATACCATCATTCAAGAAGAATGGCAAGACGTGGCGTAAAACCGTGTATAAAGCCGATTTCAGGTACATTCTAGCCGAGGGTGATAGAATTATCATAGAAGATGTAAAAGGCTCTACAGCGGTAATTACGGACGTATTTCGGTTAAAGCAAAAACTGTTCGAATACAAAAATCCAGATTACACAATCAGCATCGTTACAAGTAAAGACATCAAGAAGTTTCAAAAAGAAACGAAAGTCGGCAAAATGTGTTGACTTAATCACATTATGATGATAATATCAAAGAGTAGCAAAAATCTACACCACCTATTCAGTAGTTCGCGCCTGCTGAATGGCATGGCATGAAATTGAATAGGTAAAGCAGACCGTATGGCATTTAGAGCGCGAAACTAAATGTTATACGGTTTTCTGTTGTTAAAGGTAAATCACATGGAAAATCGTAAAGAAGAAAAGAAAGGAAGCAAAAACATGGAGCATCATTTTAACGTAGAATTAGCGAAAGAATATGGAATACTTGAAGCAGTTCTTCTGAACAATCTGCAATTCTGGATTGAGAAGAACAGAGCAAACGGAACAAATTTTTATGATGGGCATTATTGGACGTATAACAGTGCAAAGGCCTTTTCCGAATTGTTCCCGTATGCATCACAAAAGCAGATTAGAAAAGCTTTACAGAATCTTATTGGTGAAGGGATTATACAAACAGGGAACTATAATAAAAATCCTTATGACAGAACACTATGGTATTCATTCACAGAAAAGGGAAAACGCATTTTCCAAAAGGTAAATATCGATTTGCCCAAAAGGGAAAATGGAAATGCCTTAGAAGGGCAACCAATACCAAATAATAAAACAAATAATAAAACAAATAATAAACTTAAAGAAAGTAAGAAAGAAGAAAACAACAATACCCAAAATCAACAAGTAGAAATATCTGAAGAACTGAAGGAAATGCAGAAAGAGATTGAGCAGTTAAAAGCAGAGAATGAAAAGCTCAAGACAAAGAAAGAAAGAAAGCCAAAGAAACAAACCAAATCGTATGATGAACAGATTGTAGAGTATACACAAAATGAAGATTTACAAAATGCGTTGAAAGCATTCTTACAAATGAGATCATTCATTAAGAAGCCTATGACAGAGTATGCTCTTAAACTCATGCTTAAGAAACTTGATGAACTGGGAAATACAGACGATGTAAAGATCGCTATTCTCAATCAGTCAATCACGCATAACTGGCAAGGAATCTTCCCATTGAAAGATGAATACACAAAGCAGGAGAAACAGCCAGAAAAGAAATACGACCAGAACGGCTATGAGTCGGAAGAAGATCTCATGGCTATGTTTTACGGTAAATAAGTTTCAAATAGAAACAAAATGCGCCAAAAAGTATTGCAATCGCTTACATATTATGATATTATAATGTTGTAGAAAGGAAGAGGTACAAAAACATGAAAGATTTAGAAATGATTGTAAAACAGGCGCAAGAAAATATGAATATCAAGGAACAAATGCAGTGGTACAGCCTTGATTATTTAAAAAGTAGCGCATATTTTGTTGAATGTGCTAAATGTGAAATTTGTCATGTAACTTTTGCATTGGGTATTGAACTAACTGATACATTATTAGACAAGCTAGTAGAAATGTTCTTTCAAAAAGTATATTAATTAGGAGGCAATATTTATGAAAATTGTAAACGTGTCAAAATTATTTGGTTTGTGTGGCCCTCGTGGAGGAACAAAAAGCTATTTCGCTATCGTTAACGAAGACGGAAACTTCCTCAGCCTTGACGGCGAAACCACTTATATTCCTTGCGGTGGTAGATACACATTAAAAATCATCATGAACCAACTTGATGATTTAAAAGCCTCATGGCTTCCATTCAAGTTAAGTAAATAAAAACAAAGTGAAGCGATAACACATAAAACACCTTTAAAGAAAGAAGGACGAAACATGAAAAATATATACGGTATATTTAAGAATGAAGAACCGACGGCGGAAGCAATAAAGCGCATGCTTGCCACTTGTGATGATACATCTGAGTATATCGAAGGAAACATGGTTTATTGCAAGGAATGCAATGAGCCACGAAGAAAATGGATGTCGACGGTCGGTGACTATTTTCCTGTAATGTGTTCATGCTTGATTGCTGAAAGAGACAGGAAGGAAGCAGAGAAAAAGAAACAGGACAGACTGGAACGAATTGAAGGATACAGGAACACAGGCTTTCCTGACAGAGGACTTCAGAAATGCCGATTTGATTACGACGATAAGAAATCAAAGAAGGCTAGCGACATGTGCAGAAATTATGCGAGACAGTTTGACGAGTTCAAGAAAGCAGGAAAAGGACTTATACTGTTTGGCGGAGTTGGAACAGGCAAGACGTTTCTTGCATCATGTATTGCAAATGAATTGATTGACAACGGTGTGCCGTGTCTGGTAACAAACTTTGCTCGTATCATCAATACGATTCAGGGTATGTATGAAGGGAAGCAGAAATATTTGGACAATCTGAACGAGTTTGATCTTCTTGTGATTGATGATCTCGGGATTGAGCGAAACACGGAGTACGTAAACGAGCTGGTGTATAACATCATTGATGCAAGATACAGAAGCGGAAAGCCGATGATCATTACAACGAATCTTAAATATACAGATCTGTATCATACAGAAGACACAAACAAAGCAAGAATATACAGCCGTATTATTGAAATGTGTCTTCCAGTACTTGTTAGTGGTGAGGATAGAAGAAAAAACAAGATGCAGGATTCAAGACTGATGGATATATTAAACGGTTAAATGTTTCAAAAAGAAACGAAATACAGAAAAATGTATTGCAATCGCTTACATATTATGATATTATAATAAGCGTAAAGAGAAAGGGAAAAAGAAAGGAAAAAAAGAACATGACAAACGCACAAATTATATTCAATGAAGCAGTTGAACTTATGAAAAATGGAAAAATCGGAAAGACTGGCAGACAGTTTGAAGTCGAGGACGAAAACGGCAACAAAATGATCCTCGATGAACCAGAAGACATTCATACATTCCAAGCATGGAAAAAGCTCGGCTATTGTGTGAAGAAAGGCGAGAAAGCTGTTGCACAGTTCTACATCTGGAAATGTGTATCAAAGGAAGTTGAAAATAGCGAAGGAATGACCGAAGAACATAAAAAAATGTTCATGAAAAAAGCAAGCTTCTTCAGTGCAAGCCAAGTGCAGGCAATGAATTAATGATATAAAGGCAAGCCCACCGCCTAAAGTGTGGGCACACAAAAAAAGGAAGGTAAAAAAACATGAAAAACATCGAAACAATTGATATCGGACCAATTAAAACGTGGAATATCGAAGCAATGACAGGATATAAGCCACGCACAACATTCTATGAGGATTTCAGCATTGCAGACCATTTCGGTACTCCTGCAGTCCGTGATACTTATTGCAGAGCGTTCAATGCATGGCAGAACAACATTGAATACATGACAGAGCTTGTTATGGTTCTGAATTGGAAGATCAGCGAGCATTACAGAAGTGATTACATGCTTGCCGAGATGTATGATGAACTTTGGCGAAAGGCTGACGAGTGGGTTTTCGACCATTTCGATGGTGAGGACTTACAGTATTTCTTGAGAACAACGGACTAGTAAAACCTAGTCTTTTTTTTATTAAAAAAATTGCCAAAAAATGTCATGAAAACGTTTGACTTTTCTATATTATAGTATTATAATATAACTGTAGAAAGAAAAGGAGAACAAAGAAAATGAACATGAACTACAGAGAATATTCAGCACTTATGAGTGCTGTAGATGAAATTATGGAAGGCAGAACAGTTATGATTTCAGAAAATGCAAGTTGGGGTGCAGATTTAAAAACATTCGGCGTAAACTGGTCAGCTTGTGGAACACAGAACATCGAAGAGACAAAGAAATTTGCAGAGAAGCTCAACAAGGCTTGCAAGATTGTGGAAAAGCTTAATGCGATGCAGATTACTGTAAGCTATGAAGATGAACAGCTAGACAGAGAAGCATACATGGCATTGATCACAAAATATATCGAAGAATTACAGGGCTAAAAAGTCCTGTTTTTCATAAAAAAGTGCTGAATTTAATGTTTCAAATAGAAACAAAATTTAACAAAAAGTATTGATTATAATGTAATAATATGGTAATATATACCTGTAAAGAAAAGGAGATAAAAAAACATGAAAGCAATTAATTATTTTAAGAAAAACGGTTATATCTATGGAGTTAGCGAAAAATTTGAGTTCGGAAAGTGGCAAGGCTATTCAAAAAAGTTTGATAACCTTGAAGAAGCTGAAAGATGGCTAAACACTGAAGAATATGATTTTAGAACTAGATCACTTGTTTCAAAGACATATGCAAAGAGATATTTATAACATAAGGAGAAAACGGAAAAATGTTAAACACTAATAATCTTACAAGAGCGCAAAAGAATGGTTTAAAGGAATTAGGAAAAATCCTTAACACCAAGTTTGAAGGAAAGCTAGAGCCACTAGCAAATCACTTAAATTTAATTGAGAAAGAATGGACTTCTAAAAGAGGTATTACATTCGTCAAAGTTAACGGAACTCAGTTAGAAAAAGACAACATTAAGTATTACAGTGTTGATATGAATACAGGTTATATTCATCATACTGGAGCATTAACAAAGTAAATAACATAGTGAAGCGATAACACTTAAAACACTGACTTTAAGAAAAAAGGAAAGAAAAACATGGGATATAACAAAGAGAATTACGAAGGAAGAAGAATCTGGATTTTTCCAAATGATACATACATGAAAAAAGGAATCATCAAAAACGTTGATGATTTAGGATTTACTATATTGATCACGGAAGCTGATAAAGAGTCTGGATACAGAGTAGGTGGCACATATTTTCTTAATCATGCTAGCCATCTTAAATTCTTCTTTCTGGATTAGTTGAGGGAAAAGAAAATGCAACGAAAATATTTACGTTGCAGAAAGTAATGGAACGAACCTTGCCAATTACCAAAAAGGAGATAAGTAAATGGATTCACATGAATTATTCGATACGCTTGTATCGAAGTGCCCTGCACTCGAAAAAGTATGCGAGACATGGGGCGACCAGCACATGCTAACTATTGCAATAGAAGAAAATGCTGAACTTATACAAGCAATATCTAAAATCAAACGTAATGGATTTGACCCAATCAACGCTTCACATTTAGATGAAGATGTTGCAGATGTATTAATATGCATATGTGAGTTATTTGTGATGGACTACCTAGATGTACGTGAAATTGCTAAAATCATAGAAAGAAAAACAGAAAGATCCATACAAAGAACTCAGAATCATATAAAAGAATTGGAAGAGGAGGCTAAATGCGATGGCATGTTTTAGCGCTGAAAAAGTACAGGAAATGGTAGAAGAAAAGGAAGCCGAATATAAGAAGCTAGAAGAAGAGTATTCATATATAAAAGAAGAATTTGAAGATTTAAAGGCTGAAAATGAAGATTTAGAAGACAGATGCGAAAGTTATAAAGAAGCAATCCAAAATGTATTGAGTAATTACAATGAGGATTTAAAAAAAATGGATGATCTTCAGAAGTTAAACAATAAGCTTGTTAAAAACAATAAAGCAGCTAACAGAGATTTCTTTATTCTTGCAGTAGCATATGCTGCTACACTGATGTTTATGATTTACTTGTTCATCAGATAGGAGTGATACAGATGTTTCTATTACAGGTATTAGAAAACGTATTTTCTGTATTTGCTATTATCATGCTGATTGTTGGCGTTCTTATCGTTATATCAGTGATTGCTATTGCAGTGTTCGTTATCATGTCGGCGATTGTGAATGGTATAGAAGAAGATAAGGAGAACAACAATTTATGAGACTAAATGAATTATTAACTAATATCAAAGTAAAAATTCCTATCATTCTAAAGATAAATGATCTCGAAATTGATGCTGTGACTTTTCGAGGAACTAAATTAAATATATTATCGGCAGAAGAATATACGAAAGGTAAAAAAACATACGGAAATGCAATCGTAACTAATATTGGTATTGCTGAAGAAGCATCAGAACCTCATATTCTCATTGAAGCAGAAACCACAATGGGGCGATGGACAGAAAAGGAGTGAGCAAAATAACATGAATAACTATTTAACAAAAAAAGTATCCTACTTCACTTATCAGCAGTTATTGAATGAACTTGAAGAATTAAAAAAGAAATATTACGTTATTGGCTACACTGTCAAGTCACAAGAAAATGTTGCAGATGTTCAGTTAGTCGAAAAATAGTAGAGGTAGAAAAAATGGAATATGTTAATACTAAAAAGTTAGAAGCGGTTGCTAACTTTCTGACCAATATCGAAGTCAATGGAGATTATTTATGTGGTTCATTACTTGAATGTTTAAATGAGTCATTCGACGTTCCAAAATGTACAGATGATGAAGCTTTCTGCTTGGAAAACTGCCCAATGAAATCGATAACCAACTTTGTAAAATGGATTAAAGAGCCAGACGGGTATGTAGACAGAAAAGTTTTGAAGAAGCAGAAAAATATATATAAAATATAAGTATATCCCTATATTGATACAACAATTTTAAAAAAAAACATTAGTTACCTGGTCTAATCAAAACAGGGCTCATAAGAAAATTCTATTAAATACCTTTTAGATTTTGTTTCTTTAATCTCATTTTCGATATAGGGATTCTTAACAAGGAGAGATTTTGCATGAAAAAATTAAATAAAAACAGGGCAGTATGTCTTTTAGCTGATGTATGTATATTAATTATTCTATTTTCTATGATAACAACAGGCAATAACTGGAATTCAATAGAAGTTAAAAGATACTTTTGCGGTTCTCTGTTCATGAATATGCTGTTCGTGCAGTATTTTCTCATTACAGGAGACAGGCAGCAATGAAAACTATTAATGTTGATGAAAAGAAATTAGATGCACTATTAGAAAATTCACTGATTAGTTGTTTAGGTATATCTAGTGATTATTTTGGCAATAGATCATGCGAAAAACTTGACCTAGTAAGAAAAAGCTTTGCGTGTTCATATTGCTATCTTAGAGATAAACAAAGTATAAAAGAATGGCTCAGAGAGGAAGATTAACTATATGGATATTATTGGAATCTTACTCATAGCAGTATCAATAGTTCTGATAGCAATTGGATATTTCTGGAAAGAATAGCGATTAATAAAATGCAGGACTAAATAAAAAAATGGCTCGTGAGGTCGTTCGAGGGTGTCAGCACAAAACGCAATACTTATAATATGACTTATAATTTCACAATACTTTTACTAAAAATCGTTCTCCTAATACTTTTACTAATAAAGTGTTGGCATTCTCAAACGACTTCATGAGCGCTTAAAGAAGAGGTAAAAAAATGGCAAAACTTGCGAAAATGAAGTACAAAACTATGGGTGGCGATGTAAAAATCAACACGTATAATGCGACAATATCAAAAAAAGTTGTGGCGGAATCTGGGCTTGATCCTGAAAAAGAAATCACAGTTAGAGCAGAAATCGGAAAAATTATTATTGAACAAAAAAAATAAAGGCAAAGAAATTAAGGAGTATAAAGAATCATGGGTAATTTACATAAATTGTCAAATGGTGTTGAGGGCACCCTTGTCAAAGACTTTAATCCAAAGTACAAAACTATCGAACTGATTGAAAGCAGAGAAATATTTCCATTCGGAATGCCTATAGGCTTGTTTAAACTTGAAAAAGTAAAAAAATACTACGGAGACAGAAAGATTACTTCTGTGATGGATTTCAATGATACGCACACAACATCAATCTGTATCGAGCAAAAAAAAGAAAGGCAAAAAGCATGAAAGAAAAAACACAGAAACTCTACAATATGAATTGTTTGGATTATCTGCAATCAGAACAATTCGTTAAAGACGTGAGGGGGGGGCAACCTATTATTGTAACCGACCCTCCATTCAACATTGGGTATCACTATAGAACCTACAAAGACAGGATGAAAGAACAAGAATATTTAAGCTTTCTAAATAAAGTGTTTATGATGAATGAAACTCCGTATGTTGTTATCCATTATCCTGAATCACTTTATAAGATTGCATTATTCAACGGTGAGATTCCTTCTAGAGTTTGTTCATGGGTGTATAACTCGAACACTGCTAAACAACACCGTGACGTAGCTTTCTTCGGTGTAGAGCCTAATTTCAAACAGGTGTTACAACCGTATAAGAATCCAAATGATAAACGGATTATGAAACGTATCGCAGAAGGCAAATTAGGATGCAAACTTTATGACTGGTGGAATATCAATCAGGTTAAGAACGTGTCGAAATCAAAAACAAAACACCCTTGTCAAATGCCTGTTGAGGTCATGAAAAATATCGTAGGTGTACTTCCTAAAAACTCCGTAATAGTTGATCCTTTCATGGGTAGCGGAACAACTGGTGTTGCTTGTGAAGAATTAGGG